AATGATTAAAATAGTTGAAATTTGTGAAAACGACGGGTATAGACTATTTAATGGTCATGATGTTTGGTTGTACAAATTTCCTCAATCTTCTGAAAAAAATAAAAAAAATATAGCTCTTTATCCTGATTATCGTAAAGGAATTCTTAGAATCGAATGGATACCTGTAACTGAATTAATATTCACTCTAAATTTGAAAGATGATGATGTTGAGTCTTTGGCTAATCAAATAATGAGAGTTTTAGACGATCCGGAACGTGCAGGTTGGCCTGCGGAGAGATAAATTTCTCATTAAATAAAATAAAAAACCCAGACATTTCTATCTGGGTTTTTTATTTTATTTAAATTTACTTGACATGTTACTCATATCTCTCATATATGAACCAGGATTAAAGTTAGGCATTGATCCTTGTTGTTTTTCTTCTTCTTTTTTCTTATGTTTTTCCTCTTCTTCTGTTAGTTCATTTATAATACTAATATTTTCTTCTAACATCCAGAATGGCCATTCATCGATAGACATTTCATTAACATGATAATGTTTTTGAAGAAGTAACTTATTCTTTAATAAATGCCTCAAAGGCATCATGAACAATGAAAACACCTGACGCTCCGTTGGGAAACGTCATATCAGTGTGGACCTCCACTCCACACGAGCTACAAGGTTTTGCAAGTTCTTTAACTCCAAAAGTCATTTTACTAACAGCAGCATTCAAAAATTGAAATGAAATATCATCTATATTTTCAAATTCTGCAAGTTTAGATTTGATACCTTCATATGTTATAGAGTTTCTTCCATTTAACATGAATGGAATGATTTTTAAGAATGCTAGATTTTGTGGTCTTTTATCATTATTTTCTTTAATGATAAAGTCCGCAAAAGCTTTTTGTAATCCAATATTTGGTGGAGTTAATTCATATTCTTTATTATTTACAGTATTAAAGACAAAAGCGCTTTTACCTTTATCATAAAATCTATTAAGTTTCTCATCGATTTGATGAAATCTGAAATTTTTTCTTACCAATTCAACTGAATTATCAGTTCCACAAGAACATCTAACATTAACTGCAAGAGCATTTCCTTGTTGGAATGTTAATTCTCTGATTACAAATATTAAATAAAGTCTGTCTTGATCTTTAACATCAAGATATGTTCCCGTTCTTCCATCACTGTATTTTACTCTAACACAAGCTTGTAACATATCATTCATTTTTTCTACTATATCATAAAAGTTATTATCATCAACCATTGAATATGATTGTATTTCTTTAACTTGTGCAGCTCTAATCATAAGAGTAGTTCCTTGAGGGTAAAATTTGCCACAAGGTAGTTCTTTTATATCAAAAGACATAAATTGTAGATCTGATGTTCTTGTTGCACTAGGTGTTGTCATAACATCAAATATATTTTGATTTGGGTTTGTTTTTTTATCGGAAGATTCTAAGTCTTCGATGTGTTTTTTAAGATAGTCTTCTTCGGAAAGATTATGTTTAGACATATTAAATAGTTAATTTTTGTAGTTTATATATACTTATACTAATCTTTCCTTGTTCTGTTTCAAAGGTGAGAGGATATTATCTATATTTTTAAAATCAAAATATGGTATTCTAATTAACTCTATATTATTACTTTCACAATACTCATTTTTAATTCTATCATTCTCTCTCATATATTCTAAATTTCCTTCTCCAAAATATTTATTTTCAATAAAATGATGTTCACCATCATATTCTATACATAATTTTAATTCTGGAAGATAAAAATCAAATCTTAAACTTTTTGTCCTTTTACAATCTTCAAATTCATAATTACGATGAAATTCTAAATTAAGATTTTCCAAAAATGATTTTATCTTATCCTCACCTCTTGAAGTTGAATTGCACTCTGGACATCCATGTCCGTATTCATGAAAATAGAGATATTGATTAAATTCTCCATGATTTGGACAACTTATTTTAATAAATCCTTTATCTACTGATAAATCTTGATATGAATATTTATTGTTATGTATCTTTTTAAGATTTTCTAATCTCTCAGCAGTTAGTTGAGTAAGACGATGATTATCTCTGGCACATGCGTCACAACCGTTTTTATATAAATGATTACCGGCATCTATGAGAACCTCACCGTGTGTCGGACAAATTATTATAACTTTCTCTCTAACACTTTTAAATTCAACTTTTGAATAATCAAATTTATTATTATGTTTAATATTACATCTTTGAATGTATTCCTCTTGTGTTAATTTTCTCATTTCTCCTTTTTAATCTTTGTCTATATTTTTTCTCGTTCCTCTTACAATTTATACTACAATAGACTTTATCTATTCTACCATATCCAACCTCATTATCACAATTTCTATATTTACATTTCATTATTATATATATTGGGAGGACTGTCCTCCCCAATTGTATTTTTTTCATTTTTTTTACTAGATATATAATAGAGAGAAATATAAATTTGATATATAAATTATAACTATACAACTAGTTAAATAAAAAATAATATAAAAAGACGTGCCACTTCCTCACTTTACTCAACTCCAAATGACTGGATCGCCTGGTGGACCAGGAACTCAACCACAAGAACCAGTATATATGAACTTGTTTGAAATAACATTCGTGTTACCAACAATTTTACAAGCACAAGGTAGAGATCCTGTGTTGTTATTACAACAGGCTAAAAAGATAGATCTTGGTGTTACTAACAAGGATATAGCAGTTAGTGATCAGAGATTTAAGTACTCAACCAGAGCATTTGTTAATGCTGGTCCTGATAAGTCTCATGTGGAGTTTGACATTCCGTTTAACGTGAACGTAAATAATCAGGGTTCAATGGAAACATGGAACACTTTAAGAGCTTGGTACGATTTAGTTTGGAACTCACAAAATGGTTATTTACATTACAAAGCTGATATAATTGGAACAATTATTGTTAACCAGCATGATAAAAAGGGTCTTGTTTTAAGAAGAGTTACATTCCAAAATGCTCAAATTACAAGTGTTGGTTCTCCTTCTATGGATTGGAGTGGTCAAGGTATTTGGGAAGATGCGACCGCAAAATTTGTAGCTGACTATTGGATTGACGAGTACATTGATAATGGATTCACTATTCAACCTCCATTTGTTGCAGGTTACTAATAAAATTAAAATCCTCTGTCAAAACAGAGGATTTTTTATTTCAAGTCTGGGAATGTTTTATTCAAACTTCATATTTGACTATTGATATATAATAAATGGTATGTAATAAATGTAAAAAAGAAAAAAGTTTAGAACACTTTGAGTTTAGGAAAGATCGTGATTCCTTTAGGAAAACTTGTAAAGAGTGTAAAAAAGATTTACAAAGTCAAAGTAAATTTGAAAAAAAAATACAATCTGATTTAGAATTACAAAAGAAATTATTATTAGAAGAAAGGGATAAATTTTTTCAATTTTTTCTTAAAAGAAATTTTAGGATCGATTCGCTAGATTTAGTAAAAAATATGTTAGATGAAACATACCCGATAGATGTTCCAATAAAAACTAAGATATATTTATACTATAAGATTTTGGACAATCCACCAAAATGTATCCAATGTAATAAAAATTTCACTAATTTAATAAATTCTTCCAGGGGGTTTCATGAGTTTTGTTCCCAGAAATGTGCTTCTAATTCACCAAAAGTCAGAGATAAAATAAACAGCACAAATCTCTCAAAATTTGGAACTATTGCTCCACTTTTGAATGATGAGGTAAAGTCTAAGTATTTACTCAGTATAAGAAATAATTGGGGAGTTGATAATATTTCTAAGTCAGATGAGATAAAAAAGAAAAAGTCAAAAACGATGTTGGAAAATTTCGGAGTTGAATATAATTCTCAAAGGGACTCGGTTAGAAAATCTTTCTCTAAAAAAATGACATTATATAATCAATCTATCAATACTCAAAGACATGAGGTTTATTGGGTAAGTAAGTTAGATAAGTTAAATTTAGATTTTGTTTCAAAAGAGTTCGGATCTATCATAGAGATAAAATGTCCATTTAAAAATCACACATTCAAAATACATAAAACTACTTTTAATGATAGATTAAAAAATTCAACTCCTTTGTGTACCGTGTGTAATCCTGTTGGAGACTTACAATCATTCAAAGAGAAAGAATTGTATGAGTTTATAAAATCTTTTTATACTAAAAAGATTGTCCAATCTTATCGTGATGGTCTTGAATTAGATATATATTTGCCCGAATTAAATATAGGTTTTGAATTTAATGGTCTTTTTTGGCATTCTGATAAATTCAAAGATAAAAATTATCATCTTAATAAATTAAAGTTATTTAAAGAAAAAGGTATTCGAGTAGTAAATATCTGGGAAGATGATTGGGTTTATAAAAAGACTATTATTCAAAGTCAGATTAAAAACATATTAGGTTCATCTCAAAATATATTTGCTCGTAAGTGTGAGGTTAGAGAAATAAATGATGTTGATATCGTCAGAGATTTTATGAATAAAAATCATATACAGGGTTTTGTAAGTTCTAAAGTTAAATTAGGATTATATCATTCTGATAAGTTAGTCTCTGTTATGATGTTTGACCAGTTTGAAGGTAGATTAAAGATGGAGAAGAGTGGGTGGAATTTATCTCGTTTTTGTAACCTTTGTAATTATAGTGTAATTGGTGGAGCTTCTAAATTATTAAAATATTTCATTAATAAGTTTGAACCAAGTAGGGTTATTAGTTATTCGGATAATTCTTGGAGTTTGGGTAAGCTATATGAATCTATTGGGTTCAATAAGATTCATGAAACTGAACCGGATTATAAATATGTTGTTTCTGATAGACGAGTTCATAAATCGGGGTTTAGGAAATCTAATACTGGTTTAAGTGAGAGTTTGTTGGATTTTGATAAAATTTGGGATTGTGGTAAGACTAAGTGGGAAATATTGACCTTTAGTAAAAAATAGACGAATTATTTAGTAAAAACAATTTCGTTATTAATAATATAATTTATACATAAAATGATGTAGTGATTTAGCTCATATTTTACAAAAAATATCTTTAAAATTAATGAAAGTATTTATAACGACTGATTGGCACTTTGGTGTTTATCTCAACAACCTTGATAAGTGGCTCAATATGATGGAAGATTACTTCCTCAATTTTTTTATACCATATCTTAAAGAAAATGTAAAAGAAGGTGATATTTTAGTTCACTGTGGTGATTTATATGATAATAGAACTTCTATTCCTATTATAGCTTCTTATAAAGCTGAAAAAATTTTGACTGAAATATCTAAAATACTTCCAGTTCATTTAATTGTTGGAAATCACGACCTTTGGAATAAAGGAACTAATGATGTGAATTCGGTTCGTCTTTTCAATTTTGTTGAAAATATACATGTTTATACTGAAACTGCTACTA